TACACAATAGCTACTGGTAGCAATGCGATGTCCACAGGACCAATCACAGTAGCAAGTGGTGCAACTGTCACAGTCCCATCAGGCAGTCGCTGGGTAGTTCTTTAAGGATAAATTAATATGGCAGTTACATTAAACGCAAGTACGACAGCAGGGTTAGTTACCTCTGCAGACACATCGGGCAACTTAAACCTACAAAGCGGTGGCTCTACTAAGATTGCTGTAACATCAGCAGGTGTAACGGTAACCGTGCCTAGTGGCTCAAGATGGGTAGTTTTATAAAGGAAAAAATATGGCTTCAACGATAAATGCCTCAACTGCTGGTGTAGGTGGTGTAATTACCACAGCAGATAATACTGGTATCTTAAACATACAAACGGCAGGAACAACTGCGGTTACTGTAAATGCCTCACAGAATGTAGGTATTGGTACTACTAGCCCAACAGAAAAAGTTACTGTTACTGGTAATATGTCTTCAACAGCTAATGGTACATTTTATATAGATGGCACAAATGCAGGAACGGTAGCCAATCCAACATATAGTTGGGTAGTTGATACAGATACTGGAATGTACCGAATACAAGCAAATACAATAGGTTTTGCCACAGCAGCTACAGAACGCATGCGTGTTGACGCTAGTGGGAACTTGTTGGTGGGGACTACAACAGCACCTGCTGCAAATGGAGGCGGAATAGCTATATACAAAAGCGATTATGCACGTTTGTCATTTAGAAATAGCACAACAGGAGATGCCGTAGGTGACGGCACTCAAGTGTATGCTGGTGGAGTTGATTTTGTTGTAAATAATGCAGAAGCAACAGGCAGAATTTATATGACTTCAAATACTAATGGGGTATATCTTGCCGCCAATGCAACTTCATGGACTGCAAACTCTGATGAGCGCCTTAAAACAGATTTAATGCCTATTGAAAATGCAGCAGATAAAGTATCAACACTGCGTGCTGTTACTGGTAGATTTAAAACAGATGATGAAGGTACAAGCCGTTCATTCTTAATTGCTCAAGATGTTCAAGCAGTATTGCCTGAAGCTGTAAATGTGCAAGACGATGAGCAAGGTACATTAGGCGTTCAATACACCGATGTAATCCCATTGCTTGTAGCAGCCATCAAAGAATTAAAAGCAGAGATAGACTTGCTTAAAGGAGTTAAATAATGAGCGGTGTCATAATAGCAGGGAATGTTTCAGGTAGTGTCACACTAGACGCACCAGCAGTATCAGGAAGTACGGTTATTACTCTGCCTACAACTAGTGGGACTATGATGGTAAATGGCCCAGCGTTTAGTGCTTTCGCTAATGCAAGTCAAAACAGCATTGGAAATGCTACTTGGACAAAAGTAGCAATTAATGCAGAAATTTTTGATACTAATAATAATTTTGACTCAACAACTAATTATAGATTTACTCCTACTGTAGCTGGTTACTATCAAATTAACGGAATGGTAAGACTTACTGCTACAGGAGTAACAGAATTTTTATGTGCAATATATAAAAATGGAACTGATTATACTTCAGGCATGCAATTAGGTTCTGTAGCTGCAACAACAATACAATTACCAGTATCTGAAGTAATTTATTTTAATGGGTCTACAGATTATGTAGAATTATATGTATCTATAGCAGCATCTGGAACTAAAAATATTAATTATGCAGCAAATTATGTAACATCAAGATTTTCAGGCGCAATGGTAAGGAGTGCATAACATGAACTTATACGAAAAAATAATGGCTATCTACCCACAGCTTACAACACAAGACTTTATGACCACTATCCGTTTACAGAATGACAGCGATGGTAAAGGTGATTATATAGCTAGTTGGACACATGAACTACCTCAGCCTACTGAAGAACAGTTACAAGGAGTTAAATAATGGCTATAGTTTTAGATGGAACAAATGGGATAAACACCCCAAATACATTTGGCTATAAAAACCTGCTTATTGACGCTGGCTTTACAATCAATCAACGAGCCTATGTTTCAGGCGCTACGCTTGCTTCAGGTTCTTACGGTCACGACAGATGGAAAGCTGGTGCAAGTGGTGGTAACTACACATTTACACAGTTAGCATCAAGCACAACTATTACTATTGCGTCAGGCAAATCTTTAATTCAAGTAATAGAAGATAAGAATGTAAACGGCACTAGCTTTGTACTGTCTTGGACAGGAACAGCACAAGCTCGTTACGCTGTTAATAGTGCAACACCTTCAGGTTCTTATGCAGCTAGTCCTATAGTAATTACTGGTCAAACTGTTGGCACAACTATGAGTGTTGAGTTTAATGAAGGAACATTAAGTAAACCTCAGTTAGAGTTAGGGGCTGTGGCTACATCGTTTGATGTGCGTGACTATGGTCGTGAGTTGATTATGTGTCAAAGGTATTACTGGCAAACATCAGTTACATCAGGGCAAGTTTTATTTGATGTATATAGTCCAATTATAGGTGGTCAATTTAAAGGATTATCTATAGCATCTATGTTTGTTGAGCCTAGAGCAACACCCACAATTACCGTTCCAGTACAAACTGCTGTAAATGTAAGCGGCACTCCTGCATTTGTATACGTTGGTGGTGCTATTCAATGTGGGAGTGCGTCTACTGCTGTAGGTCGTGCTGTTATTATTACCAATGCTGGATTTATTACAGCTACAGGAATGGAACTATAAAATGTATATACTAATAAACAAAACAATGGTTCAACGTCTATCAGACAACGCAACCATTCCATTTGACCCAGCCAACACAGACTACCAAGCCTATCTTAAATGGGTAGATGAAGGTAATACACCTGAGGTTGCTGACTAATGGAAAAGTTCATAGCGAAAGTAAACGAGATACTAAGCAAATTTTGCATCGTGTGCAAAGTACCTTGTGATAAGCAACTTCACTTCATCTGCGGCTTTATCATAGCTGCCGTATTGACACCATTCATTGGCTTTTACGCTGTGGTTATCGTGGCTATCATTGCGCTACTTAAAGAGATATACGATGCACTACATCCTGATAAGCACACTCCAGACTTTTGGGATTGGGTAGCTACGAGTTTGGGTGGTGTTTTAGGTTATACCCTTATCTCATATATAATTTAATAAAAGAAAGAAATACTAATGATAAATATAGACCCAGTTGAATATGGCAAACTAATCTCAAAGGTTGATTCCCTTGAGAAAAAGATTGATAAGATGGAAAGTGCACTTGAGGAACTACTTGCCTTAGCTAACAAAGGTCGTGGTGGCTTTTGGGCTGGGATGATGATAGCTTCTCTAGTAGGAGCAGTTATATCTTACATTTCTAGGTACATTGTAGGACACTAGATGCAATTAACACCTCACTTCTCTCTTGCTGAACTTACTACAACTAATACTAAAATAGATAACACACCTTCTAAAGAAGTAATAGAAGTATTACGCACAACTGCTTTCTACATGGAGAAGGTGAGAGAGATACTAGGCAATGTGGCTATCACTATCAATAGTGGCTACCGTAGTCCTGATGTTAATCGTAAAGTAGGTGGCACTAGCAACTCGTCACACACTTATGGCTACGCTGTAGACTTCACAGCCTATGGTCATACTCCACTTACTATTTCTAATATTCTAAGTAAAAGTAATCTTAAATTTGACCAACTAATCTATGAGAAGACTTGGGTTCATATATCATTTGACCCTCGTATGCGTGGGAATATTCTCACACTCAAGGGTAAAGGTAAATACGTAAAGGGGATTGTATAATGTGGTCTGTCTTATTTCCAGCTCTACTACCAGCTTTAACAGATGGTGTTCGTGGTATCTTTGCTAAATTTACAAAAGGTGCAGGAGGTAATCCTGTCAATGTAGCTGAACGCATACAACTTATGCAAGCAGAGACAGCTCGCCTACAAGCACTAGCAGAGATAGATAAACCATCAGGTGAACCTTCTATTTGGGTTACTAACTTAAGGTCTAGCTTTAGGTATATTGCAATTATCATTATTTGGTTAGCGACAGTAAGTGCAGTATTTACTCCTTCAGTAGCTGAACCTATTACTCTAATTCTATTAGATTTAAGTGGAGCTTGTATGAGCTTCGTTATCGGTGAACGTATGTATTTAACTTTAAGGAAATAATTATGCCAATCAAAAAAGGACAAGAAACTTTTAGTGGATATAATAAACCTAAACGTACTCCAGGTCATCCAACTAAATCTCATGCTGTATTAGCAAAAGAAGGAGATAAAGAGAAACTAATTCGCTTTGGTCAACAAGGTGTTAGTGGTGCTGGATCTGCTCCTAAGACAGCTAGTGAGAAAGCTAGACAAAAGTCATTCAAAGCTCGTCACGCATCTAACATTGCTAAGGGTAAAATGAGTGCTGCATACTGGGCTGATAAAGTCAAGTGGTAATAAATACCTTGACAAACTTAGTCTACTGTGGTATAATTGTATTATAATTAAGGGATTTTAAATTGACATACTTAGAATGTGTAAATCGAGTTTTAAGACGACTTCGTGAGAACGAAGTTACTACTGTCAATGAAACTCCATACTCCAAACTAATTGGAGATCTAGTTAACGTAGTAAAAGTAGAAGTAGAGGACTCTTGGGACTGGTCAGTCTTACGCACAACTCTTTCTGCTACTACTACTGATTCTTTATTTAACTATGTGTTAGTAGACTCAGGAACTCGTTTCCGTATACTAGATGTAGTAAATGATACAGATGACTTCTTTATGGAACAACGTAGTGGTCGTTGGTTCGATCAACAGTTCCTCATGTCTACTGTTCAACATTCTTCTCCTTTATACTACAATATTAACGGTGTAGATAGTAATGGTGATAGTCAAATGGATGTATTTCCTATCCCTGATGGTGTATATGATATTCGTGTGAATGTTGTATTACCTCAACAAGAATTAACTACAGACTCAACACAAATTTTAATTCCTGGTAATCTACTAGTAGAAGGTGTATTAGCTCGTGCTATTAGTGAGCGTGGTGATGATGGTGGTTATGTTGAACAAGAACAACGATATCGTTCTCTTGCTGCAGATATGATTGCAATTGAATCAGCTCATCGTCAAGATGAGATTACTTGGATACCTCAATAATGGCAGGTCCTTTAAAGGCACTTAGTAATGCAGCACTTGGCTTTCTTGGGTTAAATACTCAAGAGAGTGGTGTGACATTGGAGAGTGGATATGCCACAAAAGCTATTAACTGTATCATAGATAAGTTTGGTCGTTTAGGTAGCCGTAGGGGTTGGACACCAGTTACTACAAGTAGGGGTACTTTAAGTGATACTGATTACTTAGAATCTTTGTTTGAGTTTATTGATATAGACTTAACAGCCACTATTCTCTCTTGTGGTGGTGGTAAGATGTATAGTGGTTCTACTACCCTTACAGAACTTCCAGTTAAACAAGCAAACCAAACATCAGATTTAACTATTACTTTTACTGGTAATAGATGGCAATTCTCACAACTAGCAGAAGGTGCTGGTTATGGTAATACTATGTATGGATTTGCTGCTCAAACAGGCAATCCACTTCTTGTCTATCGTAAGAAAAATCATACTGATACTTACATTTGGCAACGAATAGGTGATTATGGGACTAAACCTACAAGTGTATCTACCTTTGACCCTGACTGTTCACATACAGCATTTGGTCGTCATTGGGTGGCAGGTGTAACGGGTGCTAAGACAACCATTTATTATAGTAAATTATTAGATGGTGCTCATTTTACAGGGGTAGGTTCAGGTTTAATTGATATTGAATCTGTTGTTGGTAGTAGTGACCAAATTGTTGGTATATCCTCACATAATAATTATCTTATTATATTCTGCCGTAATAACATTGTAATTTATAATTCACCTGATGACCCTACTAATTTAACTCTTGCTGATGTAGTTACGGGTGTTGGATGTATTGCTCGTGACACCATACAACAAACAGGTACAGATTTAATATTCTTAAGTAATAGTGGTGTACGTAGTTTTAATCGAGTAGTACAAGACAAGAGTATGCCAATGCGTGACTTGTCTGCTAATGTTCGTGATGACTTAGTTCAGTACATTTCAGGTGAAGTATTAACAGAAGTTAAAAGTATTTATTTTGAGAGAGATGCTTTTTATCTATTAGTTTTACCTAATTTAAAACAAGCATTTTACTTTGACTTACGTCAGACATTAGAAAATGGTGCTGCTCGTGTAACAACATGGGAAAGTTTCTTACCTAAAGCTCTTTGTAAGACTAGAGATAGAAACTTATATCTAGGTATGGCAGGTGGTATTGGTAAGTACTATGGTTACTCTGATAATGGTTCCTCATATCGTTTAGAATACTACACTTCTAACATTGATGCAGGTGAACCTTTTAGTCTTAAATTTTTAAAGAAAGCAAGTGTAATTGTAATTGCTGCTGGTACACAAGATGTTGTATTTAAATATGGGTTTGATTATAAAACAACCTATACAAGTAGAACATTTACAAAAGATTTTATTGGTGGTAGTGCTGAGTATAATATAGCAGAATACAATGTAGGGGAATTCTCTACTGGTATTGCTATTAATGATATTGTTATGCACTTAGGTGGCTCAGGTAAAATATTACAATTTGGTGTGGAAGTTCCAATTGAAGGTGCTCCTGTCAGCTTACAACAATTAACAATCTATTTGAAAACAGGGAAGATGGTATAATGTCAAACTATGTAAAAGCAACAAACTTCTTTACAAAGGATGCCTTGCTTACAGGTAATCCTAGTAAGATTATTAAAGGTGCTGAGATTGATGATGAGTATAATGCTATTGCAACTGCTATAACTAGTAAAGCAGATACTACTTCTCCTACTTTTACTGGTACTCCTATAGCTCCAACTGCAGGTGCAGGTACTAACACCACTCAAATAGCAACAACTGCCTTTGTTGTAGCTGCTTTAGCTTTAATGTATCCTGTAGGAACAATCTTTACTTCTACTAGTCTAACTAATCCAGCTACATCCCTTGGTTTTGGTACATGGGTAGCATTTGGTGCTGGTCGTGTATTAGTTGGTGTTGGCGGTGCATTTACTGCTGGTGCAACTGGCGGTAGCGCAGATGCAGTTGTAGTAAGTCACTCACACACTGCCACATCAAGTGTTTCAGATTCAGGTCATAGTCACGTTGGTCGTGTTGCTACTACTTTAGGTGGATATGTTGGTCAAGATGGTTTTGAAGAAGGTCGTGGTAATCCTGATTGGTCTACACAAACAAGTACAAATTCTGCAACAACTGGTATTACCGTGGGAACAACTATAACATCTGCTGGTGTAAGTGGAGTTAATGCTAATCTTCAACCGTATGTTGTAGTTTATATGTGGCAACGCACTGCTTAATTATTAAAAGGTAAAAGAAAATGGGATTACTTAAATCAATAGGTAAGATAGCTCAAGTTGCTGGTAAAGTTACAGGGCAACCCTGGCTTACTGCTGCTGGTAGTGTAGCTGGTTCACTTGATAGTGGAGGTGGTGGCGGTGGAGGTAGTGCTACTTCAGCACAAGCACCTGGATTTGTTCCTTATGGAGTAACTACTGGTTTTGGTACCTCTAAAATAGATGCAGCTAACAAAACTGCAACTTATTCTCTAGATCCTAGACTACAGTCTTTTAGAGATAGAATGTATGGAGGAGCTACTGCTGCTTTAGACTCTGCTGATCCTGCGTATGCTTATCAGAATATAAACTATGCTAAAGGTTTATTTGGTCAAGCTACGAATATGGATATTGGGTCTATGACTCAAGACTATCTAAATAGTCAAATAGCTTTATTAAATCCATCTCGTGAAGCTGAGTCTAGTCGTCTAAATGATTTAATGTTTAGTAAAGGTACTCTTGGTGCTGGTGTTGGTATGGAGGGTGGTTATGTGAATCCTCAACAGTTTGCTTTAGCTAAGGCTCGTGAACAAGAGAATAGTAGACTTGCTGTAGCATCTGAAGATAGAGCTCGTGCTATACAAGGTGAAACTCTACAAAGAGCTAACGCTATGTATGGTCTAGGTCAAAGCTACTTGACTCAACCTTATGATACAGCTAATACTCTATTTGGTATGGGTTCTAATATTGAAGCTTTAGGTGCTAACTCTATGGCTCTAGGTCTTAATATGGGTAGTACTGCAGGTCAATTAAATAATGAAGCTGCTGCATATAATAAAGCTATTAACCAACAAAACTGGGGTAATCAATTATATAATCAAGCTACTAGTAGAGATACTTGGAGTGGTGCATTAGATCAAATAGGAACTGTAGACTGGGGTAAGATCTGGGGAAGAACTCCAGACTTTAATCCATTACCTGATTCTCAGTCTTTTGACTCCTTTAACAATTCTAACTATGAGAGAGCTTAATAACTATGGCACAAGCTAATCAACTAATGCCTGGAGAATGGGACAATGTGTTTGGTCCTTCTGCAGCAACTCTTAGTAAGACTCAGGATCAAGCATTTGAGGATAAGACTCGTCTAAATGCTCAGTTAGATCCTATGGCTTTAAACTATAACTCTCGTGTAAACATGGGTAGACGTATAGGTAAGGAGATTAATACTCTATTTGGAGGTCAGTCTACTGATCCTGCTCTACGCAAAGCTGAGATTATAGATCAAATATTTAAAACTCTTTCTCCAGAAGAATTAAAGAATCCTGCACAGGCTCTTAGTACTATTGCTGATCGTTTAGAAGAGCAAGGTTATCCTAGAGATGCAGCAGAAGCTCGTATGAAGTCTACTGAAATTGCTCAACAAACAATGATAAATGAGGACACAGTTAAGACTTCAGGTATCAAGAGACAACAAGCAGTGCTAGAACGTATAGCTCAAGGTGCTAATGGTATCTTGGGTATGTATGATCAAGTAGGTCCTGAGTTACAAGATCAACTTTACAATCAGCAAGTAGATATGATTGAGAAAGAAGTAGGGGTAGAGGCAGCAAATCAACTGCGTAATGTTAAGCCTACTGAACGAAAAGCTATGCTTAAGAAGATGGTAGATGAAGCTGATAAAGAGTCTTCTAGAAGTAAAGAAACTATAGCAAATGAAAAGATAGCTGCTTCTCAAAAAGCATATGAATTTAAAGCAGGTGTTGCAAAAGCAATGCAGACAGAGAGAGAGAATAATGATTTTATTTTACAAGCAAATGAATTAGGATTTAAAGCTACAAAAGCTTATCTTACTAATTTAGAAAAAAGAGTAGGAGCAACTGATGATGCTCTTAGGAATCAAGCTGATTTATTAGCTATGTACAGTGATCCTATGAAGACTCCTACACTGTCTGAGTCTGAGAGAACTATTGCTATTAATCAAATCACCCAGAACATGAAGACTCTTGAGGCTACTAAAGGCAGGCTAAATGCTATGCAAGGTAGTGCTGGACAAGCTATTCAAAACCCTGTACTTGCTGGTCCTGGAAGTACTGTAGCAGCTACTGCTGTTCCAGGGGGAACTGCTCCTGCAGCTACTCAAGCTACTCCTGCAAAGACTCAAGCTAAAACTACAGCAGAGAATGATGATTATATTCAGGCAGAGACAGCTGCAAAACTATATCCTGCAGATGCTGCTCGTATTTGGGCAGAGTATGATAAAGATTATCCAGGAGTTAGAGGTGCTACTACTAAACCTGCAGCTCCTGCCGCTGAAACTAAACCTAAACTATCTGCAGAAGAGCAGAAGAAAGCTGACTTTGAAGCTGCATTCTTAGCTAAATTGAATCAAGAATCTGATTATCAGAAGATAGCTAATGCAGGTAAAGCTATATTAAAACCTTTACAAGACTTTTGGGTTAAGTATGAGAATGATGTTAAAGCTCAAGGTGAGTTAATAGATGCTTTTGCTAAACATGCTAAAGTTAAATTAAATGATAAAGCTTATGTTGCTCAACTATCTCCTAATGCTAAAGCTAAACTAGAAGAGTTAGCTAATGATTCTAGTGTTAAGTCTATGGAACGTCAACAAGAAGGTACAAAAACTATGTTGGCTTTAGCAGGTACTGCTCTAACTGCTGGTATATCTACTATTACTATTAAAGGTCTTCTTAAAATGAGTGCTGCTAAAGCTGCTAAGAATGCTTATAAAACTAGGACTCCTCTAAAAATAGAAACTAAGATGAAAGGTCTACCTGAGAAAGTTAAGATCTCTCAAGAAAAAGTAGATAGAGCAGCAGGTCTTCGTGAGAAAGAAGATCCAGCCCTTAGATTTGCAAAACCTTTATTCCAATAATATGTCAGGTAATAAATATCTTATAAAGTTAGGTTTAGCACCTGATCTGAATACCGTCGCTACTCACCAAGTTGAGAGTGGCGGTAGACAGTTTGATAACTCAGGCAATGTAATTACTTCTAAAGCAGGTGCTCTAGGTATAGCTCAAATTATGCCTACCACTGCTCCTGAAGCAGCCAAGTTAGCAGGTCTACCTTACAACAAGTATTTACTTAAAGCTAGTCAAGAGTACAACGCTAAACTAGGTGCTGCATATCTTAAACAAAAGATAGCTGACTTTAATGGAGATGTCGAAAAAGGACATGCTGCCTATAATGCAGGTAGTGCTAGAGTATCTAGTGCTATTGAGAAAGCTAAGAGACATGGTGGATCTTGGAAAAACTATCTTCCAGATGAAACTAAAAACTATATAATTAAAATAGAATTAGCAAAAGAGAATCTTTCAAAAGGAAAGACCTAATGGGTAATAAATATTTAGAAAGACTTGCAGAACAAGATGCTAAAACTACTACAGGAAATAAGTATATAGATAGACTTGGTATCCAAGAATCTCAATCTCCTCTAGAAACTTTTGCAACTCATGCTGCTGCTAATCTTCTTCCAGCTGCTGGTGGTCTAGCTGCAGGCTCTCTTGCAGCCACTGCTGGTGCTCCTATAGCTCTTGCATCAGGTCCTGCTGCTCCTGTAGTGGAGGCTGGTCTATTTCTAGGTGGTATGTTCCTTGGATCAGAGGGTGTTAGACGAGTACAAGAAGAGTTTCTACCTGAGAGCTTTAAGAACTATTTAGCTGTTGGTGGTAAAGAGAATAAGTATTCTGCTGTAGCTGGTGATTTAGCTTCTTTTGTTCCTTTCACTAAACTAGGCTTAGTTAAGAAAACACTTGACTCAGGAGAAGTAGTAATTGACAAAGCCACTAACGTAGCCTTAGGTGCTATAGGTGGTGGCATTGATGCTGCTAGTCAGTACATACAGACAGGTGAAGTAGATCCTACACAAGTAGCTATGAATGTGGTAGCTACTCCTTTCATAGGTGGTAAAGGTTTAAGTAAAGTAGGTCAAGCTATCTCTGCTAAACCTAAAGAAACTACTACTATTAAAGATGAAGTTGAAACTCAGAATCAACAAGTAGAGCAAGACACTTGGAGAGCTCAGAATCTTATTGATTTAAGAAAGATTGAGGCAGATAACTACGAGACTATTCTTAGAAAAGAAGTTATATCTAACATGCCTAAAGATAGGGCTACTCCTGAGTTAGAGAAAGAGACCTTTACTGAGTTATTCTCAGCGTCTGGTAGAAATGCTGAAGGTGGTAAAGCTCCCACTATCATTATGACTGATGCAGAAGTCCCAGCATTCCGTGGTAACATGGAAGGTAGATGGCAAAAGCATGAAGTTAAAATACAAGAAGCAAGACAAAAGCTTACTGATCCTACTTTAAGAGAAGGACAAAGATTAGGTCTAGAGTCTGAGATAGAAGGTAGACTAAGAAGTCAAGAGAATATTAAATATATTTTAGAGAAACAAGAACGCTTTGGTTCTACTGAATATTTACTTCCTATTCTAGAGAAAGTTAGAAACACATATGATGAATTAGGTATAAAAGCTAGAGATGCTGGCGTAATTAAGGGTATGTTGTATAACTACGTACCTCTTATGGTAGATAAATCTCAAAGTAAAATGTCTGAAGAAGGACTAGCATCTGCTTTAGAAGGTTTCTATAAGTTAAAAGATGCTTCTTTCAAAACAGATTCCTCTATGGAACGGGCATTTAATACTGCAAATGAGTTGCAAGAGTATCTAAATACTATAGATCCTACACTATATGTTCACAGAGACATAGGCACTGTAACAAATGCTTATATGACTTCTATGAATAAAGCAATTGCTCAGAAAGAGTTGATAGATCAGTTAAAGAATACTAATCTTCTTACAGGTACTAAAGATCCAATTATATCAACAGATCCTGCATTTGCTGTTAGAAATAAGTATGTAGCTTATAATAGTCGTGGGGCTAGTCAAATGGAAGGTGCATTTGTACATCCAGACTATGCTCCTATACTTGATACTATGTTCCAACGTAATGACATTGGAGCTATCAAGAATGCATTAGTTCAAACAGCTATGCTTACTAAGGCTCTTAACGTAGCAGGTTCTCTATTCCATGCTCCATCTCTTGGTTGGGCTATGGCTGGTGCATCTCCTAAGTTAGCCTTTAAAGAGATTATCACAGCAGGTAGTGGTATTCGTAAGGCAGTAAATGACCTTAAGAAAGGAGAGATGTCTGAGTATACAGAGTTAGCCATAAAGACAGGTACTAAGATTGGTACAGAAGACGTACAGAGATCTATTGTGTCTGACTTGGGTGCTTATGTAGACAAGAAGATCTTTGGTAATGCTAGTGTTTTAAAGAGACTTACTAATCCTATAGATAAGTTTATTCTACAAAAGATGAATACCTTTACTTGGGACTACATGCATACTGGTGGTAAATTAGTTCTATTTAAAGATCTAATGACTAAGGCAGAAAAGAATCTTACAGAAGTTCCAGGTACTGCTGCTTATAATGAAGCTAGATTTAAGTTAGCAGAGCGTATCTCTAACTCAGTGAATCACACTATGGGTGGGTTGCAGTGGTTGCAAGCTGCTGCTTCTATTAAGAATAAAACTACTAAACAGTTAGCAATCCATGGTGCAGGTATAGAGAGTAGAGCTTGGGCTCAAGTAGCTATGTTTGCTCCTGACTGGACAGTTTCTACTCTAGGTTCTTTCCTTAAAGGTATGCCTGATAAGATTAATCCTGCTAAGTGGGATGTTAAAGCAGGTGTTAAGGGTATAATGAAACCTATGAATGAGGCTGACTTGTCTCGTAGGTATATGATTAATACTGGTTTACTATACTTAACTATTCTAGATGCAATTAACTTAGGTACTTCTGGTCAACATATCTGGCAGAATGAAGATCCAACTCGTATTCAGCATGCTGATGGTACTACTCAACAGTTAGCTAAACACTCTATGGAAGCTATACACTGGTTGATGGATCCTGCTAAGACCTTGAAGAATAAATTGGGCTTCTTTCCTAAAGCAGGGTTAGCTTTCTTAGATGATCAAGGTGGAAATTACTTAGAGAGGGCTGGAACAGTTGCTAAGTTAGCTGCACCGTTCTCTGTTGGTTCTGCTTTACAAGCTCCAGAAGGAGAAGCAGCATGGAGAGCGTTTATGTCTGCTGCTGGATTCCCAATCTATGGTAAACCCCTTTCTTATTTAAGAGATCCTAATGATGTTCTTAAAGAGAAAATGGAAAGAAAAGCAGTAAGACAAGAGAATCAGATGGAAAAAGTAGAAGAAATACGAAGGAAGGCAGAAACTAGTGAATTACGTGGATTATTTAGTGAGTATCTCTAAAAATGACCTCTAGAATCGAGCTACAACGCATTTAAATTATAGGTTGATGTACTTGTATCAAAATATAGTCTAAACTCGTTGTAGCCCCTTCTAGTAGTGTCTATGACGATTTGACCCTATTTATTCATTACATACATTGTAACTTCAAAGCCAAAGCGCATTTCTGTTGCTGATGGTGATTTCCACATAACATACTCCTTAATATATACTACACAAAATAGTTTGTCTGTAATATTTATTGATTTATTACACACAAAATAGCATAAACTTATACTATACTAGTATTATAGCATAGTATAAGCTTTTAGCACTACGTAAAAGTATTAACTTTCCATAATGTATTTACTGAATACTAACCTCAGTATACCCACATGAAGTACTACTACCCATTTTAAGTTATCACCTTTGACATCGAAATCTTGATTGTCCATAATCTCAGCACCAAAGACTAAACCACCTACTGTTTCCCATGTAAATTCTATCATATCTCACACACTCCTGATACACACGCTAGTTGTTGGGCACCTTCAGTATTATCATCGAGTTCTATAAAATCACTCCAATCAATATCTGTTGGCATTTCACTTAGTAACTTATGATAAGTCTCTTCATCGATATCTTCGTAAGGAGCCTGTACATAGGTATGGTTTGAGTGAGGTAAGAAAGACACACCACTTACTTCATCAAAGTATTTCCAAACCCAAGCACCTACTTCTACCCACTCCTCATCTTTTACTGAGATAGTGACTGATGGTTTGTGCTCACACCAGTGACGCTGATAGATTAACCACAACTCTAACTGTTCGATAGCTGACTTAGAGTTACGAGTAATAGCACCAGTAGGAGCCTTCATCGGGAAGCCAAAGACAGCAGTTGAATCTGGTCTAAATGCTTCATCTTCTACTGGTACACCCTTACTTTTTAGATACTCGTAGATCGGATCCTTTTTATCCATACGAATACGTCGTAAGTAATAATCGTTGTGTCGAGCATGAATGCCACTAGCACTGTCCACCAACTGAGAGACTGTACCTGAAGGCTTAACAGCAGTGATAGCAGCAGAAGCAGGAATACCAAGTTTTTCAGCAAGTTCTTCATTTGTTCTCCGAGCAACACCACGTAAGTATTCTAGTAATCGAGGATCAGGATTAGAGGTAATCTCAGCATCCATAATACCTGTCAAACTAACACCTAACAAACGCTCTTCTGAAGTATTCTCTACCCACTCTTCACTCAAGAAGTTAAACTTATTAAGAGTAGATTGAATAGTACCTAAGATAGATGCTAGGTTAACTTTACGTTCAAGAGATTCAAGTGTATCCCCGTTCCGTACAACCACTTCCGTAAGATTGCAGAACTGTTTATCACGGAGGATAATCTCTGAGCATGGATTGGTCCCGTAGCTGTGATCTTTAGAACGTCGTCCCCACTTAGCAGCTTGAGTTTGAGCAGCAACACGATTAAATATTCCTCGTTCACCTGACTTGGATTTAACCAAAGATAGCCATTCTTCCATGAAAGTCTCACTATCTGGTCGCTCTGTGTAGGCAACTGAGTTGTTAGCAAGTCCTCGGTGTGGATTATCATTATACCATGCTCCCATTTTAGCTTCACGCATACGACGATCTGTAAGATTAGAGAGGGAGATTAGAGCACTACGACGTACCCCACCTACCACAACAATCTCACCTACCATACACATTATGTCGTGTACTTCAATACTAGTGAGTTTTCGTCCACTAGCTTCTTTAAATGACTTAACCGTGAAGTCAAAGAGTCGTTTAAGAGGCTCAGGTCCTGATGCTCTTCCACCAAATACTTTAAGTCTTGCTCCAGCTGGTCGAACCTTTGAGTAATCAACTTGAGGGACATCGCCCTCCCACAAAGAAGAGAGGAGCTTTTTGAATGCTTTTGCCCATCCGAGTTTGCTGTCTTGTACAAATATGACATCATCTACCTCACGTAATTTCTCAGGAATAGCTGGTAACTTACTGACTTCTTGACGCTCACAACTGAAGCCTACACCAGTACCATTCATAAGGATGTATAAAGCTTCGCTAAACGCTCGCTTATTATTGACTGCTAGGTAACTACAGTTATAAGCTGCAATGTTATCTCGCTCTACTGCTTCACCTGCTGACATCATAAGACGCATAGAAGGCATTACTTCTAGATTTAGAATAGAAGATCTTAGTTCTTCATAAGGTATCTCTACATCTTTAGTTTGTGTCTTTAAGTATGTGATAAGACGATCTACTGTCTCTTCCCATGACTCACGACGATGCTCTTTATCAAGGTATCGAGAGTATCGACTCCGATGTATGATTGATTGGTATATACTTGGTAGTTCCATTAAGTTTCCTCTTGATATATAGGGTACACTGTAGAGATTTATAGGAGGAAGTGTGAGTTCCCCCCATTTAATGCTATTTGTTACCGAACAACTCTTCATCTGTGTATTGCTTATGACCGACCTCATAGTTTTTAATGTGTTGTGCGATGTCGTCAGCCACGTTGGGTATGTCTTTCTTGCCCCATATCAAATCGTAGTTGTCTACGTACTGCTTGCTGTTGGTTTTACTGATCAATTTGTCACCTGTGATATCATTTTTACTCATCTTCAAACTCTCCTAATATAAGTTCATCTAAAATTTGTGCATACTTAGCTTCAAGTTTATCTTCGAAAGCATTGACTAGATCCCAAGTAGTTAGTCCTAGTAAATCTACTAAGTCAAACTCTGTTATCTGTTCTGCTACTTTCTCTTTTAACTCATTTAACGTCAACATTTTCAAACTCCTTAACTAACTGTATGAAATGTATGGCTTTATCTAAGTCCTGTACGCCCCCTTTGTTACGCCACCTGCAAAGATACTTAATAGCTGTTGCCTCTAGATAAGGTATCTTGTTTATGTGGCAAAAGTAAGCAGGTTGTATTGGAAATCCTTTGTAGTGATCTCCTCCTACTTGTACCTCACTAGCTAACTGTTGCATATTTCTTCCTTAAGTATTTCAAACTAACTGGCATTTCATCGAACGAACCATTGACAACATCATGTAGAATGTATAGACCTCTCCAATGATTGTTAGTCTGGTGGTTGAGATAGTGTTCTTCATGTTCGTAGCAACTACCAGCAATCAGAGCAGTCATCTCAGAACCATCAGCACGTTTACCGTAGGCAATGTCACGACCCTGTTGATGCCCTGCTATACAAGACTGATGATGCTTAAGTAAAAGCATACGAGCAGTATTACAAGGGTTGCCCATAACTCCGCTGACGAAGTAGTGACAAAACGCAATGCCTTCGATAACAATTGGTTGAAGGAACGGAATAAACTCCCAGCCACTTTTCTCATACTCTAGATCTCCTAATGAAATTAAACCATCAAGCTTTGGATCATTCTGAATAGCCCTATTGATACGATGTTCATGATTGCCACCTAACATAACTAGACGAGGCTTCCACCTAGCACGTTTAGTCTCAATCAGACGCTTCTGTTCCGCCCTTACGGGCGAAAGCAGAACCTTCATTGCATCTTTAGAAGCTTGGATATCAGCTTTGTAACGCTGACCTTCCATTGACTTACTACCAGCCTTATCATGAGAAGAGAGTGAAGGCATGTCAGCAAAGTCACCTAGGTGAACAATGATGTCTGGCTTCATATCTACTGCATAACGACCAATAGCATCAAGGAAAGCAAAGTCATCTCCAGGTCTAATCTGAGTATCTGGAATTACCATGATACGTTTACCCATAGTGATCTCCATCGTTACCATTCTGACCTATGTTATCAATACGATCTTCATCCCATTCATCAGCTGTATCTTCATCAATCATTTCATCTGTTAGCTGATCGTGGGGATCTAGTGGACAACTCATGACGGAACACCTCCTTCTTGTTTAAATAGATCTAACTCTTGTTGTGCATCTGATTCTTGAATCTTGATGATGCCATTGAACACTAAGTTCTTGATTGCATGGTCCATTAAGAAGCCAGCTTCAGCTTCTGTAACACTGAAGTCAAAGTCTAGACTACCATCTTCTTCATTGCGAACACAATTGTTTATACGCATTTAACCAATCCTTTCTAAAGTCAAGCCATTCAAAGTTGTTAAGTTCAGCCCACATCGCATACGTTGTCTTACTACCTCTGTGTAACTTATTCGATGCATTCTGAAATAACATTATTATTCTGATGTCTGGATTACACTCTCTAAACCATAGCATCTTCTTACGAGTTTCTAGATCTAGTAACCCTTTAGCCTCAAGATAGATCTCCTTACTCGCATCTGTTTTAAAGTCTGGAGTGTAGGTTCTTTCTTGTACTGGTTGAGTAAACTTAATCTTAGTTGGTTCATACTCTACAGAAGGATATTCTTTTATTAGTGTATTCCAAACCTTTTCTTCTAACTTACTTTTGAACTTGGGCATTTAGTAATGTCTCATATCGAGCAGCATAGCTATCTCCTTCATGACGTAGTAACCATAGGCACTGAGAATCCATAAAGAAGTTTCCTTTACCGATAAGAGATAGACTGTGTACTTTATTGAACATAGCCTGCTCAGTAGTAAGTCCAGCTAAAGCTTTGCGGGCTTTAACTTCACCTAATCCTGGAATACCCTTAACGTTGTCAGAAGAATCTCCTTTAATGCATTGCTCATAGAATAGTCTAAGACCCTCTAACTCTGTTTGTTCTACAAAGTTATCAGGTCTAGACCAACTAAGTGTACCTATAGCCCATTGAAAATGTTTCCCTGGAACCTGTAACATATCCTTATCTAGAGAGCAGATAGTTGTAGTACCTCCCACCTTATCTTGGTGAATAGACATAGCATCATCTGCTTCTAGAGTATCAGGAGCCCACTCAGCCCCTAGCTTGTCAAGTGCATACTTCTGTAATGCAATCAAGTGCTTAGGTTTAGGAGCTGTTCTATTAGCCTTGTACTGTGGGTTAATAGTTTTACGGAAGTTACTTGGTCCTGTTAGAAAGGCTCTGTAAGAGGTAGCACCAACCTTAGATTGAATGCCCTCAAACAGATCCTTCATCCTAGATACGGCTATGCCCACTGGTTCTTCTTCAGCACTGGCTGCACTACGAAAGCAAACAAGATCCATATCTATAAGGGCAATCATTATACAGCTACTCCTTCAGGGATAGAATCAGAAGACTCATACTCAATTAGATTATTAATTACTAAGGTGTTAAGAGTAGGAGAAGTACCTTTCTTACCTTTGAACTCCCACTCATAAGAGTTTACAACAGCAACTGCATCGCTACCATTACCGATACGAACATCAGTAGCGATAGGTAAGCCATTACTATCAGTAGCTTTGATAGGAAGGGTAGACTTACAGGTAATGTAGTGTCCTCGGTCGTATTGGTCATCATCACGTTTGTTTACCTTGATACCTAATGTTGATAATTCTTTAACAGCCTCTGGACTTAAGTTAGCTAGGTCTACTTGATACTTACCTGACATCTCGTTAGTCTCGTTTAGTTGAGCCCAGAATAGTTTTGCTTTGATTTTAATTGCCATCTTTAAATACTCCAATGTCTATATACGTTTACAATAATGTGAATACAAGTTACTACTTCTAACACTGTGATCCAAGTCTTACTAGAAGGGAACATCGTCATCTCCTAAAGAAGTATTATTAACTTCCGTGGTATTGACCCATTGTTCGTAACCTCTTTTATCTTCTTGAACCTCTACATCTACTTCGGTACCCTTAGTCCAGTTGCTTGCAGCTTTGTACACATGTTTGTTTTTCCAAGAGAATAGTCTCCAGGATTTAACTTGGTCCTCAGTATCTCTAAAGATAACTTCTATAGCTTGATACTCTAAGCCATTAGCTGCTTGATGGGCTGTGGGGGTACCTACATCCACAATTTTAATTCTAAGCATTTACTTCCTCCATGTTGCCCCAATCAGGTCCTACTTCACACTGAACCCTCATAGGTAGGTTAAACTCTGTACCAAATATCTTTTTAAAGTTAGCTGGCACATCGTTGAAACAGTTATTAACTAACTGCACTAGACTAATATTATCCCATACTTTGGGATCAAAGTCAAGTATTATTGAGTCGTGTACTGTGTTTACCATTAAGACTCCTTCTTTACCTTTTAATCTGTTACGTAGTGATACTCGAGCTAGAGCCATGAGATCAGCACCTAGCCCCTGTACTGGATAATTAAGTATCTTAGTACGAGGGAACTTAACCTTACCATACTTAACCTCAGGCTCAAACTTATAGAATCTACCAGTAGGCATATCGATACGACCATCACGCATAGCACGTTCTAGCAGTTGATCATGCCATACCTTTAGTCCTGCGTACTTTTCGTAGAACTGGTCAATGACTCCTTGCCAGAACGTTTCATCTCCAATACTTGAGAAGTTAAGATCATTCGCATAAGAGTACGCTGATCCTCCGTAGATGAGTCGAAACACGAACGTTTTAGCAATAAGTCGACTTGGTAGTCCAAATCGCTGTTGGTTGTCTGCATGTTGGTCTACTCCTAAAAGAATCTCATCGATAGCTACTTGATCTTGACTTAAGTATGTGGCTCCTACCCACTCTAATTGTTTAGCATCTGCTTGTAGTAACATTTAGTAGAGATCCTCCCATTGTCGTTCGATATAAATATCTTTCTCGTATGCATCAAGTAAAGCGAGAATAGAATAAACCTTTGATTCCTCCATCGAAGTTCTGCAAGTTTGGTTTACTGCTCGACAGTCGACCTGTCCTCGCAACGCATTGATTAAGTTGTCCATGTATCTTGTTCTCCTTCCAGTTAAGTTCAGCTGATAACTTGAGTAAGCCTCTGTAGTACGTTGACACTCTCTTCTCTAAGTCAGACCTAGTGAGTAGTGTTTGAATAGCTTTTAGAGAGTGCTGGTTCCTACTCTTGAGAGACTTAAGTGTAGCCTCATCAGTAGAGAAGTAACCTTCTTTAGCTAACTCTGAACCTCTAGGCGGAGTAAAGAGTCTAGGTAGTTCTACTTGGTAGTCTTCCCACTTTTCTTTTGCTTCTCCTTTACGAGCACCTGTCTTGTAAAAGCCAGCAGGAACTTTGCGAGAGAGTTTAATACTTCCACCATAAAGTAGACAGCTAAGGTGATCGCCACTATTGGGATTAAAACTATCACAGTTATGGTACTGATAAAGCTCGTTATCCAACTCGACGATTTGTGCATCCAATTCATTTGCTAACTCCTCACTCTTTGTTGCGTTATATAATAGACCATTGTATTCCATTTCTTGTAGAACTAATAGATCTTGATTGTGTATACTGATTAGTCGCTGTAACTGTAACCCACCAGCTTTAACTTCCTCTAACTGTTTGAGATATACTTGGTACGTTAGATCTAAGTCACCCTGTAGATACTCTTCTAAGATAGATTTAGGTATGTCTGTAGTATCAATACCATTTTTCCAATATTCAGTACTAACCACATCAAGCTTAGTACCCAAACCATAATGAGCAGCCACCCCGTTAAGTGAGGGATAGCTGGTCGTCTGTCCAGATAGTATGAAGTGAACGAGCTGACAATCCCAAATACGCTTAGAGCTAAAAGAAATTCCATATCTGTTTATCCAATGTAAGTCAAATTTAATATTAAACCCTATAAGTATATCACAATCATCAATCTTTTGTTGGATCTCTTGAAGCTTAGGTACATAGGGATCATGAGAGTATTCTATATCGAATAGTTTATCTCCGATGCCTACATAGCATAGCTTGTTAGTCTGATCAAAAGGATTACCTTTGTTAGAGATTGTTGTTTCTACGTCTAGTACTAACTCTTTCATCGGAATCCTTTAATAAGTAATGTTGTATAAGTAATGTTGTTACGATACCTAAACCAAAAGCTTGGTAGTAACACTGAATGTATTCAATAAATAGTTGCATGCCATATGTCCCATGTTGTCCACACATCTCCAAGTTGATTGTAAGTTTTCTTAGCGATACCGTATGGTGGAGTTACTTCTGCTAATACTTTGCTATCTCTGATTTGATACTTAGCACCTATCTCTATCAGAGGTTTGTTCCGTAACTCATGCTCATAAGGTAAATCATTTAGTATCATTACAAGTCCTCATACCTAGCTACTTCTGCTCTAATCAATACCTTAGCACTACCGTGTCGTTTCTCTGGTAGAGTATCCTTGTCACCTAACAGTTTGTTTTTACAGATGTTAAAGTATCTGAATCGACTAGTGTTATCTGACTCTTTACCAATGCCTAAGATCCAGTCAGCTTCGCCTTGCTTCGCAGTCTTGCTACCATCAACCATGTCCATCGTTAACCAAGTCTTACCCTCTGCTTCACCTGAAGCTTGAGATACAGCGATGACTGGTGCATAGTTCTTAGAGATCTCTCGAGCCCATTGATAGATAGCCTTGAGTTCTAGATCCTTACGTTCTGCTTTGAAACCTTTAAGTTTATCGATCTGATCAAAGATGATAAGTGCTGGGTTAGCAGTCTTAAGAATCTGTTCTATGCGTTGGATAGAAGATGAATCCTCGAAGTCGTAGATCTTAATCTGATCCTTAGTCTTCATGTCATACACCTTCTGATTGCGTTCTAGGTCGCCCCACAAGTGATCGGTAGTCATACCTAGAACAGCTTGGAAGCAACGAATACCAACTTTGTTGCCTTGCTCCTCGTTGTTGAACCACAAGATGTTACCATCTGTTTGTTCTACCATGTGAGAGATTTCACTAGCAAGGAACGTAGTCTTACCTGTCTCTGGTCGAGCAAATATAAAACCGAAGTCACCCTTGCGTAGAGAACCGAAAGATTCATTCAAGAACTTAAGTCTCCAACGCAGCCCAGGTGTTGCTACTTGGGAAGTATATAGATCTGCTAGATTCATGTTGACAGTGACAGGAGTATTGTCCTCTACCTCTTGTAACTCAAACTCAGAGAATAGAGAAAGTAAATCTTCTACTGGAGTCCTACCATCCTCTACATCTAGAGCCATTTTAGCGATGTCTCCAGCAAGAGAACGTCGACGATGTTCTTCCAGAAGAGTAATTACTCCCTCTACGTTTACCTCTAGACTATAGATAGATTCTAGTAGTTCTCTAAGTTCCTTACGCTCAGAGTCTTGCAGAAGATAGTTACTTAAATAACATAACTCCAAATCCTCTACGCTACAGTTGTCTTTAGTAGAGTACTTAGAGTAATAGATTGAGAGAACGTTAAAGACTTTATAGATGTTAACATAGTTGTTCTTTATATAGGTAATATTAACATACTTATAGTATTTTGTAAAGTCTTTTTTATCCTTCATGAAAAGATTTATGATTTGAAGTTCAACCATTCAGTTAGTTCCTCCTTTGTATATTCTTTGGGATCCTCAGGAGAGATAACTATCCTAGTAGGTATTCCACGTTGTTTAAATTCCCTAGAGATTCTCATAGCTTCCTTAGCTTTATCCCTATCTAGCCATAGGACAACCATTTTAAATCGTTTGGAGAGCGTTTGTATAGTGTCTCGTGTCATACTACAACCTAACAAAGGTGTAGCACAATAAGATGGTGAGAGTCTAGCTATCTTGATTGCCGATAACACATCCTCTACACACACTATAGTATCACTCATACCATAATAAGTCAAGGGTTTTCTACCGTAAGAGGAATACTTAGGTCTACCTTTCATGAAGCTACGACCTTGCCAATAGGTAGGCATATTAAGTAAAACTAGTAGTTGATTCTTCACATCCCACCCCATCTTTGAGTCAGTAATTTCATCGTTAGTAATGCCATATTTGAGTAGCCATTGTTTAGGTTCTTTAGGTAAATCATAAGTAAGAGTAGGAGAACTCACATTAGTTTCCCTATTACTGGGACCAGTTTGATTCTCTACTTTCTCACGTATTGACTTTATGTCATCTTTGTGCTTAGTATACTTGCAACCAAAGCAAAAGAAGTGATCATCATACTCAGCTAAATTGTCCTTACTACCACATTTTGGACAAGGCAGATGTCTAATGAATTGTGCCATAACTTCTCCTAATTTCCATTAACTTCTGGTATCTCCTCTGATTCAATGGAAACAACAGTCTCTAAATCCTTACGACTAGTGCTCGGAACTTCGTCCCTCACAGTGAAATAACAGTCACTACAAAGATCTAGGTAGACCCCATGACTATCTTTACGAGTAGCTTCGTAGTCACTTAGTTCACAATCACACGCTTGACATCTCATAGGTATACCCCTTCCTTTTACGTTATGTAATATTCTACTAAGTTCCACATTCGCCACATGCTGGTTGAAACTCAGTCCGTTTTTGTTCTACATACTGAAAGATAATAGCTATTAGCTCTTCATTACTTAGTTTATTCATAGCTAATATTGTATCTAATTCATCTAGTATTTCTAATGCATCATTCATTATTTTTCTCCTTTAGTAAATGGGTGGGGTACTCATAACATCTTGCATAGCTCATCCCAGCTACTGATGTTACTTTCCCCCATAAACTTTAATTTAAATAATCTTTGAAAGCTTGTGCATATTTTACTAACGTAGTTCCAGTAAGACCTGGAGCAGTGTTGACTTCGAATAAGAAGACTTTGTTGTCACGTTCACGATAACCAATGTCGACTGCACCAAAGTCTAGACCTAGAATCTTTACTGCTTGTATAGCAGCTTGCTCTATTTCTACTGGATAGTTAATGTCAGCACGAGCATAGACATAACCGTTAGAGTGATTACGAATACCTGTGTCACCACCAGTCCAATTAAGTCTACGTTTCTTTTGCTGAACATCTATGACCGACTCTCTGAATACATGAACACGATACTCATACTTATGTTTAGTACCAAGAGTATACAAGGGTGCCTCGACTAGATCAAGGATGTTCTTAGCTATTACTATACCACCTCCGCTGTGACTTGTCAAGGAAGTTCTACAATATATAGACTCCTTGCCTAATCGTTCGCCCCCTTCTGTAGCTATGTAGAGCATGTTAGATGCCTCATACCTAGAGGTACAATAGTTAGGTAGATAGGGATACTCATTCTCATACAGTAGATCAAAGGTCTTAAGCTTGTTACATGCAATAGCAATAGCACTGTGCTTATTGAGATCAGTCTCTACATAAGGCATACTCTCAGATAGACGAGAGTTGCCCCAGTTAATGATAATGTCTCTACGCTTGGCTTCGTAACTAGAACGAACTCGTCGAACTCCAAGTGATTGAGCTAGGGATCGAGCTGACAACGATCCCATCTTGTAGGGAAACACTTTGAGAAACTTCATTTGCTTGCTCCTTTTGTTTTAGTTTAGCTAACTGACGTATCTTGAATCTAGTCTCCATCTGTTTAATCTTGATGGCAATACCACGTAACCTAGGATCATCAGGTAAAGGGTTAGCCTTAATGTCTAGAGTAATAGGACCTAACTTAGCTTCGTATGCATCTAGGTTATATCCTCGTGAACTAAGACAGATACCACCACATGTGTGGAAGTTTTGCTTATCTTCATGATCCCATTCAATAGATACTATGCCAGCATAGCCTCTATCTGGATGGAACTTAAGGATAGTGCCTGTCATACCTGCTATGAATGATGTACCATCATACTCAAAGTCTTCAGTTACTACAAGTCTTTCACCTTTATTAAATTCTAACATGATTAGATTACTCCATAAGGATAAATAACTACTGGTTCTACTGGTGCCTCATAATCTTCTTCTAACAACTCAATGTCCATGAACTTGACATTGTAGAGGAAGTTAGGAACATCAGAGTTCTCATCAGCTGAGTCAGCCATTAAGTCTACTGAGTAGTCACGATTAACTGCAACGATCTCCCATACAGAATCTTTAGGGAAGTAAGACTTAGTGCCTGCATCATACTGTCCACTAAGCAGAGTCACTAACTCACCTAGTGCTATGTTCTCTTTCTTGTAAGCCCATGTTTGTTTGTTATCGTAGTAACGATTAGTTAACAAAGAAGCTTGACGAGTTGGATAATATGTGCTAGGTGGTGGTGGAACATATGGTGGTGGTTTCTTGTAACTAGAATTAGAATACCACACATCGTTATCCCATACACCCTTGTCTTCATTAAAGATCTTAGTATTACCTGTGTTATCCATAAAGATTAACTTAGAGTAACCGATACGAGCCTCGATAAGTTTTTGTATAGGGTCTTGGAATAAACCTAAGTTGCCCCACTTGTCAACGAATGGTTGTAGTATATCCTCATTGAATAACCAAGTGTCAGACTTAGCTGGATCAGTATACCCTGAGATCATACCATTGTGAACGAATGCAAAGTTGTCATTGATCTTGTATGGATGACAGTTAGCCTCATTGATTAAGCCATGTGTCTTGATACGGAAATGTATCACACACTCTTTCTTCTTATCACGACGATATGATTTCCAGAAGTCAGCGAAAGAGAAGAAACCTTTCTTGACATACAGCTTACCATTCTTGTGGAACATATAGCCAGCACCATCAGAGTTAGCTTTGTAACACTGAGCTAGAGTTTCTTGAGGAATGTCAATACCCTCTGGTTTATAAATAGCGATACACATTATGCGAATCCTTTCAAGCAGTTAGATAATTCAGGATATGATTTACGATTGTTAAGGACCCAATGCATAAAGCTACGATGTCCTGTAAGTTGTTTGAGTGGCATATTAACTTGAGCTGGTTGACAGTAGTCAGTCAACGCTTGACAGAACTCTAGTCTAGCAGAGAACTCTTCCCAATTCTTAGGTGTGCTAAAGATACGGAACTCAATAGTATCACGATTAGATAAGTTAAGTGCATTGTATCGTTCACCTTGTTGCCCATTGATGAATGGGAAGGTAACAGATCGACCAGTAATTCTAGCATACTGATTGTCGATACGACCAGCAATGTGAGCAATGAATGACTTGTTATCCATACGATTAAGGAACTCAGTCATCTTACCAATAGTAAATACATTGAGAGGCTTGCGACTCACATGCACATGCATACCTGTGTTCTTGTCAGGGAATAGACCAAGAGAACCATATGAACTATAGAACTTCTTGAACTCCTCAAGGTGAATGTCTAGAGTAGCAGGACAAGTAACAATCTCAAAGCCATTCTTGATAGAGCCATCAGCTTTCATAATGGCATGACCCTGTAAAGCTTTACCTACCTTGATCTTAGATACATCACGATCAGAAGACTCATACTCTAACTCTATACCTAGATATACAGTAGAAGGTTTAACATTCTTAGCTTTGAACTTAAGAAGCTCAGGAACTTTGGTGCTGTAGTTGTGTATCTTGTATAGATTCTCATTACACTTGTGACATGCCCCATCTATGATAGATAAGTCAGGAACCTCACGATGACACACTGGACACTCACACATAGTAACTTCACTACGTTTGTATACCCTACCTTGGATAAGACACTCGTCATCCCGTAAGAATATGTAACCGTGTTGATACTCGTGACGATTGAATCCAAAATCTGTAGGAGAATTAGCACCATGAACCTGACGAATACCCTCAGAGAACTGATAACCTCTACCTAAGTAGTATGGGAATACTCCCCCTGTCAAGTGGCATTTGAATAGTTCTATGTTAAACATACTACTCATGTAAGCTACAAGAGCACCAGCATCTGCAATTATTACTTCAGGTTGAGCAGCTATACAATGATTAAGTAATTCATGAGTGTATCCACTTTTACACCATCTTTCAGAATTTAAACGCTTGGATACTTGTTTATAGATACCCTTACGAATAGTCCCATTCTTTGAGAATAGTTTAACTGGATTAGATTTGTAATACATAGCATCTACTGTAGCATTCTCACCATCCCAACTGTTACGGATGTGGACTAGCCCAGCTGCTGCTGATACTGTAGAATTGTAATCACGAATCCAGCCTTGATTGCTGACTGAGAATACATGATACCATTCTTCATTGATGATAGTCATACTACTAGTAAGAGATAGCGCACTACCTTTGACATAGTATCTCTTAAGAGTTACTTCTCTACCATAACTGTTGAATCCCTCTTCTATCTCCATCTTAAAGTCTGGATGTAGATTGGGTATTTCACATCTGTTTTTAACGAACTGGCTGTGGGTAAACGGTCTCATTTACTTGCTCCTTAGATATAATTGATAAACTCGATACTAACTGTATCAAGGTCTTACGGTCTAACTTACTACCAGTATTTTTAGGAAGCCTGTTAAACTTCTTAAAATACGCATGACAGTATATCTCATTAAGAGTATCTGTCGAATAACTAGAGAGATTCATAATAATCCCTTTCTCCTGTTAAAATACTGTGTTCCCCATTCCTATCCGTAAGGACTACATAACATACATTTGATGAAATGTCAACAGATATAAGAATAATTAACACACTCACTAACACTAATAGAAGTTTCATATTAGATTATAATTTGTAATCGAAGAACTTGCTAGATCTAGCTTTAGCTTTTCTTCGTTCTAAGATACTAATACAAAAATCACATACAGCAAACACACCGATAAGAAACATAATAAATACACACAATAAGATGTAGTTTTCCATTTTAATATCCCCATTGCTCTTTTGATATTCTACTTCTAAAGATATCTACTTCTTTATAGATATCATCTAAGCCTATGTTGACAGGCTCACTATCTAACATTCTCCAACCCTCTTGCCAGAGATAATCAGACAGTTCAACTACTGGCTGAATCTCGTTGGTATATTTATTTATAACTCTCATGTGATTAAATCTCCTTAATATAATTCATAGAGAAAGAGGAACAATCCCCATATGTTTGGGATAACTTCTTATTAGCCTGTTTAACTGCATCTTCCATAGATTGAGCTTCTATATAGAACTCTACTTCTCTATGGAACTTATTAATTCTACTTATAAACAACACTTCATAACTAATCAACCCCATATATGACCGTCTCTTTCTCTCTCTACAATTAATAGATAACTCGTTAGAGAGAACCGAAGTCCTCTCCAACTTAGCGTGATTAGGCTGTAGTGCCATTACTGCGTTCACGAGCTTCAGCTAACTTCTTTGCTTTCGCACGGATGTCTGTCACTTCGTCACGAGCATCCATTAGCTCTTGGAACAGAGGAGATTTGTAGCGAAGCATAGTAGCTAACGCATCACCGAGTAACTGTTCTGCTAGGTATAGTTTAAGTCCGCTGTTAGCGTTCTCCATTACTTTGTTGTATTCATTGAAATCAAATTGCTGTGTTGCCATGGTAGTTCTCCTTAGTTAATGTGGCGGTTGCCACAGCTGTTAGAAACACAAAGACGAGGCGATGTCAGGTGATCTAGCCTTAGCAGGCTGCTGAGACGTAGAACAATGGCGTGCCTTTTCGACATTGTTCTAGGTCTCTTGCAGATGCTTAGGCTAGAGCACTTGATGTTGACTCGGCTTTGTGTTTCTATCAGCGAATTGGGGCGACCGCAACATTAACTTAGGAGAACTTGGCAACACAGCAATTTGGTTTCAATGAATGCGCTTACAACGAAGTAATGGAGAAGGATAACGGTGGTTACTTAAACTTCCTAGCAGAGCAGTTACTCGGTGTTGCGATTAGCTACATGCTTCGCTACAAATCTGCTCTGTTCCAAGATAAAGCTAATGAGATGATCGTGATGAAGTGGCAGAGATACGATGCGAAAGCTAAGAAGTTAGTTGAAGCTCGAGGGTTGAACGCAGTAATGGCACGGAATGCCTAAGCACGCTAAGTTGGTGAAGAGGACTCGGTTATCTCTAACGAGTTATCTCTCTATAAAATTACTTTAAACAACAACAACTTATCTAGATATTAATACAGCTACTAAATACCTATAGAGGTACCACACTACACATATCTTCTTCACCTAACAGCAGAGACAACATGAACAGCATGAGCAACAGAGACAATGCTACTTAACATTGACTTCGTTACTAGGTCACACTACTAGATCAACATAGGGGGGGGGTGTATATAGCACGGATGTGGATTTTAATGATGTATCACAACACACACAACAAAGGGTAAAATAGAACGTATCCGCATAATGTGGTATCTATAGGCTAGAACGAAGTGGAAAGAAAGGAGGGAAGTAGAGGTGATATAGACTATATCGATCTGCGACATTACTACTTAGTAGAAATCTCTTTCTATTTTAAAACAGGAGTTTTTAGAAGTAGAGTTTCTCTAATTGATCAATATAAGAATATTATATCATATTTCTAATCTAAAGTCAATATCCTTTCTCTTAAATTCAAATAAATACTTTCTTCTTTAGAATTTACTTGACTTTTAAAATCTTCTGTGTTATAATGATTACATAGTTAGTTAGATTTTCTATTTTAGAAGTGCACTCTTTAGTGCGAACGGAGTGAGCATGCCATACATGACGAACGGCAAACGAGATTATAAAAAAGAGTTAGACTGGGAGAAGACTTCTAGTACTAAGCGTGTTAAAGACCGTGCTGCTCGTAACAAAGCTCGTAAAGAAGCAGGGCTTAAAGTAGGGGATCCGAGGCAAGCTGATCATAAGAAACCTCTAGACTCTGGTGGTTCTACTAAGAAGTCTAATGTCCGAGTTATCTCGGCTAAAGAGAATGCAATGAAAGAAGTAAAACGTAAACGTTCTAAACCAGGTAATAACTAATAGAAGGAGTTTTAAATAGATGGCTACTAAACCAAAAATGATGGAAGAAGTCCCAAGCGAGATTGCTGATAAACTTCAGACAATGAGGAATAATCGAGCAGCTGAGAATTACAAACGGGCTAAAGAGTCTGTAGTTGCTACTCCTAAGACAGCTAAACCAGCAGCTAAAGTTGTAGTTAAACCTAAACCTAAAGCTAAGGCTCCTGTAAAAAAGCTAGATCCAAGAAAAGGTTATAACAGTGAAGGTAAACTCTACCCTCCTTTAGAAGGTTTGTATCATAATGGTATTATGTTTGATGAAGACTAAATAAAGGGAGATATAGATTATGGTAGCACCATTAGTAGGAGCATTAGCTCGAGCAGCAGTAGGTTTAGCTGCAAAACAAACAGCTAAGAAGTCTGGAAAAGAAGTAGCTAAGAAAGCAGCAGTAGAAGCAGCTAAGAAAGAGGTGCGTCCTTCTGTAGCTAAATTTGAAAAGAAATATAAATATGAACCAGGTGAGTATGTAGAAGCTGTAAAGAAACATGGACTTCCTACAACAAAAGGAGAGTTAGGTAAAGCTAATCGAGCAGTCACTAAAGGTAATAAAATAGATCCAGGAGTTACAATAAAAGGAAATCAATCTTATTATACTAATAAAGCACAACAAGCCTCTAAAAAAACTTCTGAAGGCTATGATGGCGTTAAGTTTCTTAAAGACTAAATAAATGACGGAAACAATTGATACGGCAAAGGCTGCAAAGCCTCGTAGGAAAGGTAGGAGAAGTAGAGAGGAGACTAACAAGATTAGAGCTGCTCTTGGGTTAACCGTTAAGGTTGCTCCCCCTAAAAGGGACTACACTCCACCTGCTATTCTACCAGAGAAGACTAAGGCTAAGTCGCAAGAGATTCTTGCTGCTATGCTCCAAGGTAAGAGTACTCTTGTAGTAAAGAAAGTAATGGATAAAGCTTTAGATGACAACGACTCTGATCAGATGGCTTGTCTCAAACTGCTTATAGATCGTATGATCCCTACATCTTATTTTGAGAAAGAGAATAAGGGTAACAAGGGGATTACTATTCAGATCATGGGCGTAGGTGAAGTAGGCATAAAAGAAAACGAAGACGAGCCGATTGAAGCAGAATACGTAGAAGAGGGGGAGCCAATAGATGGCTAATCTTCAGGTAAAGCTTCATGATAAACAGTTAGAGATATTCAACGATCCACATAGGTTCAAAGTAGTAGCAGCAGGGCGACGCTTTGGTAAGTCTCGACTAGCAGCTTGGACATTGATCATTGAGGCACTGAAGAGTACTGAAAAGGATGTGTTCTACGTAGCACCTACTTATCAGCAAGCCAGGGATATTCTCTGGTCTCTTCTTAAAGAAATAGCAAGGGATGTGACAGCATCTGCCCACGAGAACACTTCGGTGTTAACTTTAATTAATGGGCGTAAGATTTATCTTAAAGGTTCAGATAGACCAGATACTCTTCGGGGTGTTGGTCTAGCATATGTAGTGATCGATGAGTACGCTGACATGAAACCTCAGGTATTCGAACAGATCTTAAGACCAGCTCTAGCAGACGTTAGGGGTGGTGCTCTATTTATTGGTACTCCTAAAGGTAGGAACCACTTCTACGAACTGTTTAAGTACAGTGAGGGTGAGAAGGATCCTGACTGGAAGTCGTTCCACTATACTTCTTATGATAATCCTCTTCTTCCTAAGGATGAGATAGAAGCAGCTAAGTTGTCTATGTCTAGCTTTGCGTTTAGACAAGAGTTTATGGCTTCGTTTGAAGCTGCATCACGAGATCTATTTAAAGAAGAGTGGGTACACATAGATGAAGAAGAACCTAGTGAAGGTCGTTATTTCGTTGCAGTTGACTTGGCTGGCTTTATCAATGTGGATAAAGAGTCTGGTAATAAGAATAAAAAACTAGATGAGACAGCTATTGCTGTAGTTAAGGTACACGATGGTGGTTGGTGGATTGCTGATGTACTCCATGGTAGGTGGGATATTAAAGAGACTTGTTCTCAGATAATGTCTGCAGTTGTTAAGTATGAACCTGTAGCTGTAGGTATTGAAAAAGGGAGTCTAAAGAATGCTGCACTACCTTACCTTACTGACCTTATGCGTAGGCACAATCACTACTTTAGGATTGATGACGTTACTCATGGTAATCAAAAGAAAACAGATCGAATTGTCTGGGCTCTCCAAGGTCGCTTTGAACACGGAAAAGTCTCGTTAAACTATGGGGCTTGGAACAATGAGTTTATTGATCAATTAGTCAACTTTCCTAACTCACAGTTACATGATGACTTGATTGATGCGGTAGCATACATAGATCAGATACAGATAGTAGAATACTTTCACGATTACGATAGTGAAGAGCAGTACGAACCTTTAGACAGAGTTAGTGGATTTTAAAAGAGGATAGATAAATGAGTTCTAATAAACTAGTAGATTGGATTAACGATAATGTCTCTGAGTGGCGAGACCACCGTGATGATAACTATCTCTCTGACTGGAAAGAATACGAACGTTTATGGCGTGGTATCTGGGCTGCAGAGGACTCTACTCGTAACTCAGAGCGTAGTCGTATTACTTCTCCTGCTCTACAACAAGCTATTGAGAACCACACGGCTGAGATAGAAGAAGCAGTTTTTGGACAAGGTGATTATCTATTCGACATCGAAGATGATATGAATGATCAGAATCCTGCAGATATAGAGTACATGAAACGCTACATGAAGGAATGTTTCAAGAAGAATAAAGTACGCAAAGCAGTTGGTGATGTAATTCTTCTAGCTTCTATCTACGGTACGGGTATTGGTGAGATTACTGTTAAGAAGACTAAAGAGATCTATCCTACTACACAACCTATTGAAGGTTTAGATGTATCTGCAATTGGTGTACAAGAAGTAGAGAAAGTACGAGTAGCTCTACGTCCAATTAATCCTCAGAACTTCCTTATAGACCCTAATGCGACTTCTATTGAAGACGCTATGGGTGTAGCTATTGAAGAGTTTGTATCAGCACATTCTGTAGCACAAGCTATCAATCAAGGTATCTACCGTGATGTAAAAGACTTAGGTGATGACTCTACTCCAGACAGTGATCTAGAAGCTAGTTTTATTGACACAGAGTATAATGATGATAAGATCCGAGTACTACGTTACTATGGTCTAGTTCCTAAAAATCTACTAGAATCTGCTCTTAAAGAAGATGGAGATATTGTTAGTCTATTTGGTGATGAGGATGAGTCTGGTGAAGTAAGTGAGTTAATGGAAGAGTATGGTGATCTAGTAGAAGCAGTAGTAGTAATTGCTAATGAACACTCTCTTCTAAAAGCAGAGAAAACTCCTTACATGATGAAAGATCGTCCTGTAGTTGCTTATCAAGATGATACTATCCCTAATCGTTTCTGGGGTCGTGGCGTTGCAGAGAAGGGCTACAACATGCAGAAAGCTATCGATGCACAGCTACGTAGCCACTTAGATAGTTTAGCCCTTGCAACCGTGCCTATGATGGCTATGGATGCTACTCGTCTACCTCGTGGTAGTAAGTTTGAAGTACGTCCAGGTAAAACTATTCTTACTAATGGTAATCCTCAAGAAATCTTGATGCCATTTAAGTTTGGTTCAGTAGATGGTGCTAACATTCAGACAGCACAACAGTTCGAACAGATGTTATTACAAGCTACAGGTACTATGGATACTGCAGCAATGCAGACTCAACCTGAAGGTGCTAATATGTCGTTTGCTCTTTCTGCTATTATCAAGAAAAATAAACGTACTTTAGTAAATTTCCAAGACAGTTTCCTTATTCCATTCGTAGAGAAGGCAGCTTGGAGGTTCATGCAGTTTGATCCTGAGCACTTTAAGACACAAGATTGGAAGTTTATTCCTTCTTCTACTCTAGGTATGTTAGCTCGAGAAGTAGAACAACAACAATTCATCAATTTAATGAAGACTCTAGGTCCAGATAGTCCTCTAGTTCCTATTTTAATGCAAGGTGTCCTAGAAACTTCTAACTTAGCTAACAAAACTCAGCTATTACAGCAGTTAGCTCAAGCACAACAACCAGATCCACAGGCACAACAGATGCAAATGCAGCAAGCACAGCTACAAATGGGTCTAGTGGCAGCACAAACTGCAGATCTTAACACTAAAGCAGGCAAACAACAAGCAGAAGCTCAACAAATTGCTGTTGAAACACAGCTTGAGCCTGAATTAGTAAAAGCTAAACTAGTTGCAGCTCTATCTACTAACCTAGATGCAGGTCAAGGTGACGATAAAGAGTTTGAACGTCGTGTTAAAGTTGCTGATCTCCTACTAAAAGAGAAAACTCTTAATCTAAAAGCAGTAGATAGTGCACAAAACAGGGAAATTGTCAAGATGCAAATGAATAGTAAAAATAACTCTTGACTTTTAAATAATCTTATGGTATAATCATTATATAAGTAAAGCTATTATAACACATTCTTATGAAAGGTGCAATAGTTTGGAAAGAGAATTACAAGATTATTATGAAGAACGATTTAGTACGATGTCTTCTAAAGGGTGGAAAGATCTAATAGAAGATGTGGAAAAGATGTATGAAGCAACAAACCAGATAAGTAGTACTGATAACTTTGAGGGGTTCCATAAACGTAAGGGTCAACTAGATATCTTACAGTGGATTCTCTCTCTACAACAAGTATCAGAACAAGCCTATGAGGAGTTGCTTAATGCGGATAATGCTTGATTTTAAGTGTACTGTTTGTGAACATACAGACGAACGGTACGTAGATAATACAACAGAATACACTGAGTGTTCTATATGCAATAGTAAAGCTACTCGAATGATTAGCACACCTACTATTTCATTAGAAGGATACTCAGGTAGCTTTCCAGGTGCAGCAGCCGCTTGGGAAAAAAAGCACAGAATGGCTGCTACCCCAAGAGATTAGCTACGATAGCCAAGTAACTAGTTCCTTTCCTAAAATGCTTATATGCACAGGAGACTTAATATGGCACAAGTAATAGATGAAGTTTTAATTAATGATCTAGAGACTGACTCAATTGATAGTATTGACAACTCGGAAACTTTAGATACCTCAACTAGTAAAGAAGAGGTTGTAGACGATCTACCAGAGAAATACCGTAACAAATCGCTAAAAGATATTATCGCAATGCACCAAGAAAGTGAAAAGCTAATTGGTAAACAAGGTAATGAAGTAGGCGAACTACGTCGAACAGTAGATGACTTTATTAAAACGCAAACTTCTAGAAACTTACAGACAGATGTAGCAACAGATCTTAGTGATGATGATTTTTACTCTGATCCTATACAAGCAACTAAACGGGCTATTGATGAACATCCAGCAATTAAGGATGCTAAACAACAGTCTATAGCTATGAAACAAGCAGCAGTCCAAAATCAGATTGCTACGAAGTATCCTAACTTCCGTGAAATTGCAACAAGCCAAGAATTTGGTAATTGGGTAAATGGATCAAAAGTACGAATAGAGTTATATAACAGGGCACAGAATGATTATGATTTTGACTCTGCTGATGAACTACTTTCTACTTGGATTGAACGTCAGGAGTATACTAAGAAAGTGACTGATACCTCTAAATTAGACCGAGAGCAACAACTTAAATCGGCAGATATGGGGACATCAGGTGCAACTGAATCTACATCAAAAAAGAAATATCGTCGAAGCGATATTATTAAACTTATGCAAACTGATCCTGATCGATACGATAGTATGGCAAACGAAATTATGATTGCTTATCGAGAGAACAGGGTAATATAAAAACAATTTAGAAAAGGATTTACAAAATGGCTTTAGGCTCAAATCACGTAACAAATACTACAGGCGCATCCTTCATCCCAGAAATTTGGAGTGATGAGATTATCGCTGCTTATAAGAAATCTCTTGTAGCAGCTAACCTATTTAAGAAAATGTCTTTCTCTGGTAAGAAAGGTGATACTATCCATATCCCTTCTCCTACTCGTGGTACAGCTTCTCTTAAAGCTGCTGAAACACAAGTAACTCTACAAGCAGCTACTGAAACAGAAGTACAAGTATTAGTAGACAAACACTACGAGTACTCTCGTTTGATCGAAGATATTACAGAAGTACAAGCTCTATCATCTCTACGTCGTTTCTACACTGAAGATGCTGGTTATGCTTTATCTAAACAAGTTGATACTTCCTTGATCCAATTAGGTCGTACTTTCAACGGTGGTTCTGGTGTTACTTACGGTGGTGCTTACATCGGTGGTGACGGTACTACTGCTTACACATCAGGTTCAAGCAATGCTTCTGCATTAACTGATGCTGCTATCCGTCGTACAATCCAACGTTTAGATGACAACGATGTTCCTATGGATGGTCGTTTCTTCTTGATTCCTCCTTCAGCACGTAACACATTGATGGGTTTATCTCGCTATACTGAACAAGCCTTCGTTGGTGAAGTTGGTAATGGCAACACAATTCGCAATGGTGAAATCGGTAACTTGTATGGTATCCCTGTATTTGTATCAAGCAACTGTGATACTGCTACTGGTGGTGCTCGTATCGCTTTACTAGGTCACAAAGATGCTGCCGTGTTGGTTGAACAACAAGGTGTTCGTTCACAAACTCAATACAAACAAGAATACTTAGGTACTCTATACACTGCTGATACATTGTACGGTGTTAAAGAGCTACGTGATAACGCTTGCTTTGCATTAGCTGTTCCAGCCTAATAAGTAATTAGGTTTAAACCTCTTACCCACACGATTCTTAGGGTAGGGGGTTTTTGCATAATTATTTAACCACGGAGAATATCAAATGGCACAATTCAAATGTTTAGTATCAGGTACAATAGTTTCCTTTGAGCATGAGCATGATATTGTTGAGATGCATAAACATCCTCAGTACGAATTTGTAGAACCAAAAGCTCAAGCTAAAGCACCTGAAGGTTTAGTAAAAGAAAAACAAGTAGCAGTAAAATCAATCTTTAAGGACTAATTATGGCAATCTATCGTGGTGAAGGTGGTAGTGGGGATGCAACAGCAGATACCTCCAATACCTCTGCTATTGCTATTGCTGCTGCTCTAGATTCTCAGAATAGTGCCATAGCGTCAGCAGCTAGTGCTACTGCTGCTAGTGGTTCAGCTACTTCTGCTTCAGGTAGTGTAACTACTGCTGCTACTTCAGCAACTAATGCGGCTGCTAGTGCTGCAACAGCTACAACTAAAGCATCTGAAGCCTCTACAAGTGCTACCAATGCTGCTGCCTCAGCTTCTACTGCTACCACTCAGGCTACTAATGCTTCTTCTAGTGCTACTACTGCAACAACTCAAGCAACAACAGCTACCACACAAGCTGGTTTAGCAACCACTCAGGCAACTAATGCTGCTACATCAGCTACGGCAGCTAGTGATTCGGCTACCTCTGCGGCAACTCAAGCATCTAATGCAAGCACAAGTGCCACAGCAGCTTCAGGTTCAGCCACTACTGCATCAACACAAGCAAGTAATGCTTCTACGTCAGCAACTAATGCAGCTAGTTCAGCATCAGCGGCTTCTACAAGTGCAACCAATGCGGCATCAAGTGCTACAGCAGCTAGTGGGTCAGCTTCTACAGCATCCACTCAAGCAACTAACGCAGCAGCGTCAGCTTCTACAGCCACAACACAAGCCACTAATGCAGCATCATCCGCTTCAAGTGCCTCAACATCTGCTGCTACAGCTACAACACAAGCCACTAATGCTAGTTCTAGTGCAAGTGCTGCTGCTACCTCTGAAACTAATGCTGCATCGTCTGCTTCAAGTGCTTCAACTTCAGCTACAAACGCAGCCAATTCAGCTACAACGGCTGCAAGCTTCACACCCAGTCAAACAGGTAACTCAGGTAAATTCCTTACTACAAATGGTACGGCTACCTCTTGGGGAACAGTAGATGCACTACCCTCACAGACAGGGAATAGTGGTAAGTATTTAACTACTGATGGTTCTACTTCTTCTTGGGCTACAGTTAATGTAACTCCTGCTATAGATGATTTATCTGATGTAACTATTACTTCTGTTTCTAGTGGTCAGGTATTAGCTTACAATGGCACTGCTTGGGTTAATACAGCAGCTAGTGGAAACACTACATCTAAAGGTTTATTTGAACACAGCAATACAATCTCAGCTAACTACACAATAGCTACTGGTAGCAATGCGATGTCCACAGGACCAATCACAGTAGCAAGTGGTGCAACTGTCACAGTCCCATCAGGCAGTCGCTGGGTAGTTCTTTATTC